CTGTTGGTCGATTTGCGGCACCAACCAAAGTTGAAAAAGTAGAAGTCGAAAAGGTTGTAGATCGAATTGTGGAAAAAAAGGTTTATGTTAAGGTCAAAGCAGAAACCAAGAAAAAGAAAAAAACCACAACCACCATTGTTAAAAAAGATGGTACAAAGATTATTAAAGAAACGGAAGAAGAGCAAAACGAAACCAAAACCTCAGAAGAAAAGTCTCAAGATGAAAGCAAGGAATCTGTCGCTGAATCCTCAAGCTCTGTCAAGATTAAAAGAAGTAAATCCAAGTTCTTATTTCAAGGGATGGGAGTGCTGGATGCACAAGGGATACAGGGATATGGAGCATCTGCCACGATGAGGATTTCTGGACCGTTTTTTGGCGGTGTCTGGGGGTTACGCACTCAAACAGAATTTGCTGGGATAACTAGAACCGAAGATTTTTACGGAATATCGATAGGGATAGAGTTATGAAAAAAATAATAGGAATATCTGGATGGAAGCGTTCAGGTAAAGACACTTTCGCAACTATGATTAAGAATATGCATACAAGTACTAGCATTCTTTCCTTAGCCGCTCCTCTTAAGGATGCTTGTATGCTGGACTACGGCCTTTCTCCTGACGAATGCTACAAGCAATCCCTCAAAGAATTACCACTACGAAAGCTACCTTGCAGAATTACCGACAAGTATGCAGCTCATGCTTTTAAGAATGTTGCTGAAGAGTGTCGAGATATGGAAGGGAACAGAGGTACTGACTACCGGATCGTAGAAGGATACGCCATTCAGGCAGAATCTGGTATGTCGCTTTATTGGACTCCAAGAGCTTTAATGATCTTCAAAGGGTCTAACCAAAGAACCATGAATCCAGATTATTGGTTAGATCAGCTATGCCAAAAAGTTGAAAGCACTCGCTCAAGTTTATATTTAATTCCAGATATGCGATATATCAACGAAGCAGATTACCTAGCTTCGAGGTTTGGTGAAAACTTTGTTTCAGTTAGGATTGAGGGTCGTGTTGAAACGGAATCTACTGATCCATCTGAGCGCGACTTAGACAACTATAAATTTCAGTGGAAGATTCTAAACAACCAAGGATTGGAAGAGTTGGAATCTGCTGCTAAGTCATTTTTAGGAGATGTTTTACATGCTTCATCTTACTCGAGAGCTTAACACCGTAAGTGAATTATCTCAAGAATTTCAGCGACTAGCTTTTGAGGCTAGTCAGGCTGCTTTTAAAGAAGATGCCTTAACTATTGAAGAGCACTATAAAAAGATGTTGACTGGGTATAGGGAGCTACAACGAGCGATTACGGACTTAAATATCCAAGTCAAGAGGTATCGAACACCGACACCTCAAGACTATGAATCACTTGAAACCGAGTGATATTCGAAGCCCTTCTATACCACCACTAAGCGCTCCAGCTGGATCGATTTTTCTACCTGGAGATGCTTCATAGTGAGCAATAAAGTTTTCTGGCGGTATTCCGTATCTATCTCTTAACCACTTGCATAAATCTTCTAAAACAGCTTCTTGGGCGCCAGTGCACGCTTCCCAGTATTGATGGCCGAAAGCCTTTCTTTCCCGAACCTTGCCAGTGAATGTTCGACCGTAACAGTCGTGGTATGTGTCGCCAACTTTTTTTAGTGGACCGAGGTTTACTAATTCAATACCAACAAAATAATCATTTAATCCGACCATATCCTTCCATTTGGATTTTCCTGCATGGGCGCATCTAGTGTTAGCGTTAGCCATTTGTACTACTTTGCCGTCATGCCCAATCACAAAATGAACATCTACCGCATTGCGTTTGAAGTATGCCACTGTAGCGTTTAAATTGTACGTAACTGTATGGTGGATTAAAACACCTTGAGGGTTTTCTGTCTTCAGGGATCGATTACCACCATCGGGATCTTGAACGTATTTCCAGTTCTCTGGATAGATATGACCTGTAGGGGTTAGTTGTTTTGGTATAATGTTATGTGGAGCTGGAGCGACATGAGGCATAGGTTCTTCAGGTAACCCCCTGGTGACCTGCCGCTGGAATATTTTCTTAAAACACTCTTGGAAAAACACTGAAACCTCCTTTGGTTATACCCACCATGAAACAATGGCGTATTTTGTGCCAGTTTGGACTGGTAGTGATGCATGAGCATGAGTAAAAGAACTCGGAAATAAAATTAAATCCCCAGCCTTAGGTTTGAGGGTAATTTCTTGATTCGGAAAGTAGATCTCACCACCTTCGTAGTTGTCATTTAGATAGAAAACCGCTGATACTGAACGATTAACCCCTGGTCCCTGGTCGCAATGAACTTTATATTCTTGAGTTTCGCTATATCTAATAGCGTAATAAGAGTCCACTACACCAGCTATATCTCTGTAGGGTTTATCGTTTTTGTAAAACTGGACTCCATTGGTTAATAGTGCGTGAACGAAGGTGTTAACACCTTTGTTGCCAAATTTATCAAACATGTAAGTTTCTGAACTGCGATTTTCAGATTCGGGGTTGTTTGTATCCATAACCAGAGATCTTTGCCAGTTGTTAGTTGCTTGTAAAAAATCAAGAAGCTCCTCTCTGGCACCCATCTCAATACAATCTCGAATAATTGTAATAGATTCTGGAAGTCTTTGCACTCGGTCAGTGAGAAGTTCGGCTGTTGGTGGTAAGCAGATTCTGTAATCTAGATTGACAGTCTCATTACGCACGTAACTTAAGTCATATTCTGTGTGATCAGTATTAATTAAATCTAGATTTTTCATGGCTTACTTCCAAAGAAAAATAGTTGTACCAGTCGAGCGTTATCTTTGCTGGACCCAAAATTATCTTTTGGCATATGCGAGTGCCAGAGCTGTGGGTTAAAGATAACTAAACGATTGTACTTTCCTGGTACAAACACATCTAACTCCCATTTTGATTCGTCTAGTCCGTCTTTGTAGATAATCTCTTTGCGAACCTCTGCCCAATTTTTTAGACCCAGCTTGCTTTGGATAAGCTCATCGTTATATTCTGGAAAAGACCTGCAATGCTTCATAGGCATTTTATATGTACCCGTCTCTTTATGTTTCCAAAACGCAGTGCCATACCCTTCTGGTGGATGTGGGTTCATAAAAACTATCGCTGCCCATGGTGCTGTTGGATCGGTATGAATCCACTGCTCGAAGTCATCCCGATACTGACTAATACGGAATTCACCAAACCAGCCAATTTTTTCATTATTGCGGTAATAAATATTTGACCCGACAATGCTGCGCATCAGGTTGGGTAGTTCTGGTGGAATAAGAGCTTCCGTCATAAGACCTGGATATGTTTGCTGATCACTTGATGAGGTCTTAGACTGCAAAGCCCACTCTCGAATTTCATCTGGTTTTTTGTAAAAGTCATCATAAATAATAACATTTCTCATACAGAGACTCCTGAAAGGTCGTAAATACAAAAAAGGCGGATAAATAGCCTGCGCTACCTCCGCCAATAATAGTGATAGTTTTAATCTTAGCAGTCTTCGGTGTGCTGAAACTCAAGACAGTTTTCCTTAAGGTATTTATACACTTGACCAGTAAGTGATACCCCACTTTCGGACAGCTTGTCTATTGAAAAATAAGAATCCCAAAGGGCACCCTTATCTTCCTCTGCCTCAATAACTGAGATTGATAAGTCATCGTTAACTTTATATATTTTTTGCGAATCCTGCACTAAGACTTGCGACCCTGCTGTAAGGGATTCAGTCATTTCAGCACCAGACTGCTTCCATAATACTTTGCCATATTTTTCGCTCAGGTTGTCTGTAATCAAGACCCGATCAAGATCCCCGACAATCGATGAGTCGTCACCTTCAGTTGTGGCAATCACATAATCGGCTGAAGACGGTCGAGAAAGCTCATACTCTTTCTGGATTAGCGGTGGAATGCTATCAGAGTCTAGTGAATCTTCATAAGATGCATACGTTGCTAAGGTGAAGTGAATAACACCCGACTGGTGGTCGTGCGATAAGCTTCGAACAATAGAATAACTTTCAGATATCAAAAAATGCTTTAAAGCCATTATACATCCTCACAATCTTGAAATCCTGGTAGGAGTTTGACGTATTGATACGCCTGATAAATAAGATTTTGCCCTTCTGGGGTTTCACTAGATAAGCTGAATATTTCATCCCAAGCATTGGGAACATAGTTCTTATCTAAAGTGACATAGTCGTCACCAGCACTAATATACCATCCCAATGTTTGGGTGTCTTGATAGGCAATATTGCGACGATCACCAATTAGAATTTCATCAGTCCAGCCAAAAATACTAGCTTCTGAAACCCATTGCGCTGGTTTTCGATAAATAGTATCAAACGGAGAAGCTTGCCCTGGAACCAGTGACATATAAATATGATCAGGTGTTAGTTTAGTTCCATCTAATTGCACGCTATGGTTTAGTGTGGTGAGTTGAAGCTCTGTGTATTTCTTTACTATAAGCTCATACTCAGTAATCAGTTCATCCTTATTTGATGATGTCCAGGTTTGTACTTGAATATTAACGCTTTGTTCGCGCTTGTCGTATTGTGAAATTTTTAAGACGGTGTAGCTACCGTTAATTAGATAATTACTTAAAGCCATTATGCTATCCTTACAATGTAAATAACCGTCATTGCTTCTGGTTCTATATTAAGAGTGTCTGAGCCGCCAAAATCTGCTGTGGCAGCAAGGTTGTGAGTATGGGAATCCGTTTGGGTGCTGGAGCTGCCAGGGTGACTGTGCGGTGCATTGGCAGCTGCCACGTTACTGCTAGGGTGTGTATGTGGTCCAGAAGAAGGGGAAACACTAATTCCTTGAGTGAATTGTCCAGCAACAGCATCCGTTTTCCAATCAGCTTTACTCAGGTTGTTGTGACTCCAGTTGGAAACATTGACGTTTTGTTCATGTGAGTGTGGCAGGTTCGCATAGCCTGAATAACCTGTACTATGGTAGTGATAAGCGTCACTATTGCCTAGTGATCCAGGATGACTGTGAGGTGCATCACCTGATGTAACACCTAAGTTGTGTGAATGGTTTGGTAGATTATCTGTATTCAGTGCGGCATTTTTACTACCACCCATAGCACCAGCCAAACTATCTCCTCCTACCAGTCGATCATCATCGAGTTTGGGTAGGTTACCAGGGATATTAAACTCAGGCTTCCTAGCTGCACCATCGCAGCACTGAAAGCCATTAGTAACTACTCCAGGAGCTGGTATTAAGGGGTTTAGTCGAACTGGATCAACATGTGGAGCGCACGGCACTACAGTATTTATATACAACCCTCCAGGCGTTTTGCTTTCAATTTCACCTGTTGCGGTGACTTGTTTGTTAGATCTAGTAAGACCAAAGATAGTCGTCATTACACAACCCTTATTAAAAACATTGAATTAGAATACTGAGGAGTAATACTGATCGCTTGACCACCGCCAGTATCACCACCGCTAAAGCTATGCGTATGAGGGGTGTTTTCAGTACCGATACTGGCTGCGTGATTGTGAGGCGTATTAATACCGGAATTACCGATTGAGTGTCTGTGCGGCATATTGCTTGCACCACTATTTCGGTTTTGTTCGGCTGGACCGGTATTCGGGTAGTTACCAGTTAAGTCAGACCTACGACCCTGCACGATAGTACTACCAGAGGTCCATCGTTGAGTATGAGAGTGAGGTGCGTTTTGTGCACCTATCGGTCCAGCGTGCACATGACCACCCAAATTAGCGTTATTATTACTAGCGTTATGGTTGTGACTTAGATTGCTAGAGTCAGTGCCAGTATGGGTATGGGTATGGCTAGGCAGCTGGCCTAGGCTTAGTGTGCGACTGTTATTAGCAGAACCAGCACCTGAAGTGGTATTACCACGTAGAAATTTAGTACCGGTAATGTCAGGAGTATTTCCTGATAGGGTTTGTCCTGGTGGTATAGCAGCACCATCGCAAAGCATAAAACCTCCGCTAAGTACGACCCCACTAGTCAAACCAAACCGAACCTCATGGATAGCTATAATCCCACCAACCGGAACTGCTCCAGCAAAGAGAGTTGAATTTGTGGATGTGATTTCATCAATACCTTGAATTTTAGGCATTAGCTAACCCTCATTACATAAATAACATCATAATAACTTGGCTTTACATCTAGAATCAATCCTGAACCCTCAGGTGTTGCACTTACTGGGTGTCCATGTGGTGCAAAAGATCCAGGATTACCTACAGAAGCATTATGTGAATGCGGTGTTGCAGCTGCCATGTTAGATGAGTTACCGGTAGGGTGGTTGTGTGGGTAGTTACTATTTTGTTTAGTGCTAAGCATATTTCCCCAATTGGACCAACCATCATTCTGCCAATCAACTCTGTAAGCTACGTTACCTGTAACGTTAGCCATAACGTATTGGGAGTGATCGTGGGGATAACTACCAGAGCCGCTATTCATATTATGGCTGTGAGGTGTATTACCAGCAGATGCCTCGAAGGGATGGGTATGATTGGTTGGACTGGCACCTGAAGTACCACCATTATGGGAGTGTAAAGGCATTTGATTCGCTGAAATAGTGACACTACTACCTGCATTTCCTACAGCACTACCAGAAGCTGTCGAACCACACAAAAAACAGCCAGTTGTTAAATCTGGTACGGTACCTGTTACTTGATTACCGCCTGGAATTATTGCACCATCGCAAAGTATATAGCCATCTTGGCTTACCGTTCCGCTAGGTGTAGACCACTGGACGACAGGAATTATTCCACCTAGCGGTACAGCTAGTGAATTATCGTCATTAGTGACTTCTATAAAATCTATTCCAAGTATTTTAGGCATTTATCTCTCTTAGTGCACATTACCTATGCAAAAGATTAAGTTTCTTCAAAAACCCAGCCCGTAATGATATATTTAGTGCCAGCCACCACCGGATAAGCACAATGTAAGTGGGTCCAACTAGCTGGAAAGAGTACTAATCTACCTATTTTGGGTTCAACTAAAGCATTTTGATGCTTAAAACCTGTTTGACCACCCCATTCAACATCAGACAAATACCACATAAAAACAAGCGACCTGGCGCCTGTAGCTTGGTTTCGCTTCATGGTGAGTCCACCATCACCATCTTGGTGCCAAATATACCCACCACCAGGGATATATTTTTGAAGTTGATAGCCGGTGTCATTTGCGAAGGAGCTGCATGGGCAGTCAAAGAACTTAACTTCATTTTCGTACTCGAGAAACTTCTTAAAGTCTTTGATACTTTTGGTTAAAGCATGGTGGAGGGTTTTATCTTCTGTTCGATAACAATCGAAGCTGGTTAGATGTAAATCCCAAGTATCTTTTGTTTCGTCATCATAACCCTTACCTGAGTGTCCTTTGGCTTTTCGTGGATCGTTTTCAAATTTTTCAATCAAATTACGGCAAAAAGACTCTTCCAGGGAAAAGTCTTGTACATAAATATGGGAAGCGACCTCGGTTAAAGTATTGAAATCTTGTGATTTTAGTACTTTTTTTGGGTCTTTTAGAAACGGAATATCCATAAAATCCTCCTGTTACCAAAGGATAGCAGAGAAGTAACTAAAAATAAACCCTTATGGTGTATAAGTAAAGGCTGAAGACTCGTCTTCGTAGTTGTTCAACTCTTCAAGTTGAGCATATGTGGTATCGCCACCATTATTAGCATCAATAGAGCAGTTAGCTAGTGATGTTAATTCAAAAGTTACGTCGGTAGCTGAAGCCTTGAAAATTCCAGTAAACTTAGGGGATGTAAAATCATTAGTGGCGTCATTTATTGCAGTCAAGACATAATCAACAATATTCCCATCATGCAAAATCTTAGCTTGAATGTTTGCAGCACTACTAATGGTCCCGTCGTTAATATGAACAGATGCTGAATACCTATATATTTTACCTATTTCTAGACCACTAAAACTAAGCTCATTCACAACACCTAATGTCCCTTGTGGTATATCACTCGTCAATTGACTGCGTTGCCACCTATTAGCCTTAACCACCCCTGGATCTGTCGCAGTCGCTGGATTTACCCCTACGCTAATAGCATTGGTTTTGTCGCTATAGAGCTTGATGATGTAGTTAACTGGAGCAGTCTTAGGACGGGTTTCGCTGTCACTTGCACTTATTGATGCAGGAGTATTGGATACGCTAGATGTTGCATTTGGGCTGGCTGTGAGAAATGTCTGACCTAATTGTAATACCGATCCACCATTGGTATACTGTAGGCCATTGCCAGCAGTAAAAGATTTAGTTCCTTTGCCATCGTAATTATGAGTATGACTCGAACTAGCAAAAGTACCACTCGCAGTACCACCTGAAACCGTCAAGCCATTTTGACTTGTAGCATCATTTTGGTAAACCCCGAGAGTCCGAGAGTCACCGCCTGCATCACCTGCCATAGAAAGGTAAAGACCTTTGAGGTTAGGTATGGCGAATTGACTACCACCAACCACAGGACTGCCGTCAACTGGATGAACGAAAGCATCCCAAGTTGAACCTAAAACTCCATAAAGATCTGGATAATCCGCTTGCTCCAAGACTGCACCATCGCAAAGTGCCCAGCCACTTGGAGCAGCAGAACCAGCGAATGCTTGAATAAAACCAGCTGAATCCGGTGATTGCGGTGTGGGAATATACTGCAAACTCCCCATTTTATCTGATAAGTTACCCATTTAGATTCCTTTAGTCATTAGTAGTATATGTGAATGAAAAATACCAACTTCCAGCACTTAAGCTGTTAGCTCTTCCTCTGATATAGACTGTATTAGCGCTTGTGCCTAATACATCAGCCCACATCTCACTAGCAGTTGTATAAGCTCCCGACCTAAAACCCCTGCCAATTAACTCTTGCGCAACAACAGGTGTAAAAGGAAGGTTTGACAGTGGAAAGTTAAACCTAAAAATATCAGATGTACTATTAGCATCAATGCTCGCTAGGAATGTACAATGAACAAGTGACCCGTTTTTTGTGTATGTCCCACTTATAACTGATGCTGCATCAAGAAAAGCGTCAAGGGTTGTCGAGACAGCGTCACCCCAAGAACCACTCTGTTCTGTTGAGGTTTGAGGTTGGGCGTTTGTATCTAAACACCAATTTGATGCACTTGCTTTTTGCAGAGTTATGTTTTGTCCCTGGACATCTAAAACCAAGGATTCATTAGCGGCTTGACCGTTAAGCGATTCACCTGAAGCAGGTACTACTGTTACATTGTCGGTATGCCAGGTCTTAGAACAGTCTGAAAACTTTACATAAGCCAAGGGTTCTTCTTCAGTACCTAAAGCACTTAAGGTTGGCATATTGACGGTAATTGGACCGCCTGAGGTATCGAGTATTAACCATTCTTGGACCGATGCAGTGTACGGGGAATCTGCAAAAGTAACATCTTTGCGTATCCAGCCACCACCAGCTCCACCGCCTTCACCAATTGCGACACCTCCAGGTACCACATCTGAATAAAGCTTAATAATATAGCTCACTACCGCAGAAACAGGTCTGGTTTCTGTATCGCCCGAAATGGTTTGAGCTGAAGCTGAACCACTATTAATCGAATGACTGTGGGTATCTGATTGACCTCTACCACCCCATGTTTGCGAATTAGTCCCAGCAGCTTGATAGCTAAAATCAGTACCTGCATTTCTTCTGTATGATAAATAATTGCTGGCGGTAGGGTTATCTGTACCGGTGTGCTGTGAGGTCTGTAAGTGATAATGTGTGTCATTATCGGTAGTGCCAGTTATTGAACTTGAAGTGTTACTGAGTCCATTTACTGCGGTTAGTTGGCCGAGGTAGTCAGCAATAGTAGTTGCGCCAAAGCCTTGTGTGTTTGATGGATCGGCTTGCCTCAAATAAAGCCCAACAAAGCTAGGTACTCTGAAGTTTCCAGCTGCTGGAGCGGCCTGTCCGTTAAAGGTATTCCAGCCAGTTCCAATATTTGCAAAAAGGTCAGGGTAATCCGCTTCAGCAAGTTCCTGTCCGTCGCAAAGTACCCAGCCATCTGGAATCGCTGAACCAACCCATGCAGTAATCATACCAGCCGGTGAGGCTGATTGGATTTGGGTGGTGGTACTTATTGTAGTACCCTTGTCGGTTAATTTTTCAAAAGCCATATCTTATACCTATAACTTGATTATGTAATTTACTGGCGCAGTTTTTGGCCGTGTTTCTGTATCGCCCGAAATAGTTTGAGCTGAAGCTGTACCCGAAACAGAAGATGCGCTGTGAGTATGAGCTACCTGACTATGTCTATGATTTTGTGCTCGTAATTGACCAGAAGTATTGGCACCGGTTGTTTGCCAGCGAAGTGCCTTCTTGCCGCTAGTCCCTGTTGAATTACTAATATGCCAACCGGAAGAGTTGTCGTAGTTAATAACATTTGGTTCTGTATAGCCTGTATTACTAGCTCCACCGCCTTGACCAGCAGCCGTACCGCTAGTTGAGCTAGAGGCATTGCTCAAACCATTTTTAGCTGTTTTATCAGCTTGAAAACTACCAAGAGTACGAACGTCACCGCCTGCATTACCTTCGCCTGCGAGATAAAGTCCCTTAAGATTTGGTAATGCAAATTGACCACCTGCCACACCAGGAGTTCCGTCAACTGGATGAGCAAAAGTATCCCAAGTTGCACCTAAAGCTGCGTAAAGCTTTGGGTAAGTTGCCTGATCTAATACTGCGCCATCGCAAAGCGCCCAACCACTTGGAGCAGCTGCACCCGCAAAAGCCTGAATAACCCCTGCTGGTACCGTTTCGGTAGCAGAAGCTTGATCTCTTTTTATTTCTTCAAAGCTAGCCATTAAGCCCTCACTGTCCAGCCGTTAGCTCCACCAACCCAGACTAAGTCTAAAGTGGCGTAATTAGTACTAACCGTAAAAGTGGCAGCACCTAAGATGTTATTACCACTGCCAGCAATTGTTAGATTGTTAGCAGCAAAAGATCCTTGAGCGTCAGCGATTTGCACCACATCACCCAAAACCGGTGTTGAAGGTAAATCAACCTGAATAACACCACTGGAAGTGTCCACCGCCACTTTTTGCGTGGATTGCGCAGTTAGAGTAGTGTTAACTGCAACTACTTGATATCTAGAAAATTCTTCAACAGTTGTGGTGCTTAGGGCGTCATCTCGATCCCACCAACCCTTAAGGTCGTTCCACATAAATTGGGCGAATTGCCAATCAGAATCTAAGATAACACCTGTCGCACCAGATGGACCAAAAGTGTCAGAGCCGTCCGGTAGAAGTGTTAATGGCTTGGTACCCCAAGATCGATCAGAATCTGTAAATCTAATTACTGCACCTGAAGCACCGGCTGGCATGGTTAATGATAATCCAGAAACCGTAGCGCTAGTAGAAACTAGGTAGTGCGTTTTATCTTCTAAGACTGCGACATTATCAATAGCGACAGTGGTGAGTCCACCAGCTCCTGAAGTGCGTAAATCGGAAAGAGCGATTACTGCCATGGTTACCTCACAGTGTAGTTGCCGTTATAGTACACCAACTCGACAACATTATAGTTTAAATCTAGTAATAACTGATCAGCATTACCTAAAAAGTTTTTACTGTTCATATCCACAGTAACCGGATTTCCGTCCCAGCTGCCATTTTCATCTACTAAAACTACGCGGTCACCATCTAGAGGTGTTAAGGGCATAGTTAAAGTAAAACCACCCCCACTTGAATCTATAAAGATTTGTTGGTACCGAGCTTCACTTAAAGTTACAACAGCATTAGCTCCTATTGGAGTATATCCGGTATCTACTGCACTCAATAAGGCTTGAATGCTAGCTTCGAGCTTTACACTTGTAACAGCACCGTTGATGATCTCACTAGTATTAACAGAATTGTCGGCCATTTTGTCATTTGTTACTGCATCTGTAGCAATCTTACTAGCTGTTACTGCACCTGTAGCAATCTTTGGTTCAGTAACCGACCCATCAACTAACTCACTAGTACCAATTGAATTAGGAGGGATGGCTACTCCACCGGCTTTATTGGTTTTTACTCGATATATGACGCTATCGACTTCTTTAGAACTCATTCAAATTCCTTTACAATAAGACTATCCAGCCAGCTGCGGCTGAATAATACTCAAAAATTACTGATTGTTTGTCTACATCTAACAATTCAGTAGCATTTCCTTCGATAAGATTACCATTTCCATCAACTGTAACATTGTTCGTATTCCATGTTCCTAAGGGATCAAAGATCTCGACACGATCACCCTCTAAAGGTGTCGCAGGGAGTGTTATAGTAAACCCAGCTGTAGTTGAGTCTGCTGCCCATCTTTGATACACATAGCGAGACAGGTTAGTACTCACTGTGGCTTTATTAGTTGTGGTCAAAAGCTGGAAGTTTGCTGCAACTAAATCGTCAACAACAATAGAACCTTCCATTTTAATGATCTGGATTGAAACATCTGAAACAGTTATATCATCCCAAAACTCGAGAGTGAATGGAGTGATTTCTTTGTAGTATGCATCGTTAGTTACCCCAGCAACATATCTAGGGATAGCCTGGCCATTAACCAAAGCTGTGAGCTGTCCAACAGGGTCACCACTTGCAATGCCTTGAACATAAGTCCAATCTAAATCTATTCGGGTTTTTCCAGCTACATCGTATGGTGCAGAACAATTAATTGGAGTACCAGAAGCAGTCATCGTATAAGCGTTTTCTAAAATGCCTCCATTCAATACACTTGGATCATTATAGAATGAAATCTGATAACTCAATAAAGCCGCAGATCCATTAGAAATAATAGATGGGTCAGCGTAATTCGGGAAAAATACTACAATCAAGTCTTGATCTGAAGCTGGTAATCCGAGATCGGTAAGTTCTTCAGATGCCAAAGGTCTAGCATAAATACTAGAATAAGAGTTTGTGGTTGCAGCTGAGTCGGAAGTTACAGCCGCTAGAATTCGAGCTGATTCATTGATATCCGGTGTCACGTCATCTGTAATGTAAGAATCTTGGTAATTTAACATTACCTGGCCAATATTTTCAGCTGGGTAATAATCAATAGGTCGAGTAGATTCACCAGCATCACCGGTATCTAGCGGTAGGTTTTTAGTCCAAACCGCTTGCGAGATAAAGAAGTTTCCAGTCGTTACCGCGCTAGTGAAAGCAGCATCAAGAGTGTATTGAGTATCGCTAGTTTTTCCAACAATTTTACGAAATTCACCATCATCATTGTCAGTGATAATAACATCACCAATTGCTGCTACAAAACCTGGAGCTACTGAGATATCAAAAGTAGTTCCAGAGTTAGTTGTCGGAGTCACAGCTTCGATTAGGAGATCGTGATATTGACCCTCAGAATCATAACTAGAATTAGTGTTTGTGGCATCAATAGTGGATGACCCTGTACCTGCCTCTTCTTGCATAGAGTCGGAAATCAGGATGTTATAGGTTTCAAATGGAGTTTCCGCTCCACCAGAGCCTGTACCACCACCAGTACCAGTACCAGATCCGTCACCCGAACCTGCTCCTAATCTGCGAATAGTAGTTACTACCGCATCGGTACCAACTCTCTGAATTAAAACGGCACCGAATTTTTTGGTACCGGTTAAGTCGGGTAGTGGAGCTGCACCTGCGGAAGCACCTGTAGAAAGGGCAGGAGTGAAAAGTATTTTTGGTGTTGCAGAATTATCAGCATTGACAGAGTCTTCTTCGAAAGCCATTGAGTACCAAAGGTATTCGGTATCGACTGGGATATCGGTTGTTACACCACCCAAGCCTTCGATATTAATGCCGCCCGTAGCAGACCCTAGAGTAAAATCAATAGTTGATCCAGGGAATTGCATGATCTTAGTGCCAAGTGATTGTGAAAGGGTATTCCCATCAAAATCAAAGTCAGCAGCTGCAATTGCTACCTCATTCGTATTCGGAACAGTCATCTTAAGCTGTTCCCAGAATGGATTAAATAGACTTTGGCCAAGTTCTAGTGATTGACCATCTGCAATACGGTATTCGTCATCCACTACAATGGTATCACCATCGCGTCTTGCGATGATATAAATACCTGCTTCATCTGGCACTGCGCTAATTGCAGCTACCACGACGGTTAGGTTGTTGACGCCAGTTGCATCTGGTAAGGCTTTAACGTAAGCTACTTCACCGGATTGAATCGTGGCGTTAGCGGTTTGGATAGTGTTGTATGTATCCACCAAACCGATGATTTGAATATAAGCATCAGCAGTCCAGCTAAGTAATTCAGATCCTAAATCCCAGGACCAATTACCACCACCTATTAGCTCAGCGTTTTTCGCTTTGCTTTGACCACTTCGTTTAACTAGAATATCGTCTAGATTAGCCATATTAGAAAATTCTCCAATCACTTAGGGAACTAAAGACTAGTTCAACATTTTGACCGTCACTACTTATTACCACATCAGTCTGGCCTTGTATAGTATTGCCATTGCCATCTATAGTAACAGAATTAGTACCAAAAGTACCCAAACCTGCTCCTGCATCAATAACCCTGATACGATCACCCACAGAAGGGCTTGCTGGTAGATCTATGGTTAGTGCGGTTGAAGAGGTGTTAGCCAAAATCTGCTCACCAGCAGAAGCAACATAAGCTGCTGAGTTATTAAGTTCTTTAGTGGTGAATTCATTTGGAGATCCGCCAGAGGAGCTGCTTTGCCCAATCGCAATACGATTAGAACTAAAAACAATATCACCGTCTTCATATCGAGCAATGATTAAGGTGTCGTTATTATGAGGGATTGCACCAATACCGCTAACTGAAACCGTAATATCTGTTGGGGTGTTCACTCTATTAATGGTTACGTAGGCAACCTGGCCGGTTGTTAACTGAAAGCTGCCAGGTACAATGCGATTAGATGTTAGGTCTAATCCTGGTACCTGAATATAAGCATTCGCATCCCAGGATAATTCAGGATTGCCAGCATTATCGACAACCGTTAATGTACCCCCACCAGTCCAAGCGATTCCTGAATCACCGGTATTTGGTTTGCGCCAAATTAACACATCGGAATCATCATGGGTAAGTACTGTTGAGGTAGCTGGTCCAAGTTTTGGCCATTCTAGATTGTAATCAGTAGCCATATCAGTAGCAAGCTTGTGAGTTATCGATCCACCACCGGACTCTTTCATTTGCCATTTTGCGATACTGGCTACCCCAAGCCCTTTGGAAATCAACTCGATTACACTACCGGCATTCCCCTTGATAACCGCACCGCCTGCTGCTGAGTTTACCGACAATCCGAGACTAGTACTAACAACATCAATACCAAATCCCAGTGAAGCAATCCCTAGACCAGTGGCAGCAGCATCTGACATATCTAAATAAATACCGTGACCTGTACCGTCATGATCAATAAAAATCCCTCGAGTTGCAGCTGCATTTGGCATCGCTATTGCAATACCATCACCCAGGCCAGCGTATGAAAGATCCAAACCTGCCGCAGTAGCTGCCGCATTAGTTTGGTCAATATCTAATATTGTGACATCAGCTGAGTTGCTAAATGTACCAACTCGACTGTATAAATTAGTGCGATATCCGACACTTGAATTAGGAATGTCTGCACTACGACCCAAGGACTGAGAAATAATATCCAAGCCATCCCAAGCCCATGCTGATCCATTCCAACCAAAGCTAAATAAGGAATACTCCGTACCTCTTTGTATTAATACGGTTTCTCCAACCCCAGGCGCTGCACCATCCACAAAAGCTGGGTAAGCCGCAGACCAGGTAATATTATTTCCACCGTCGATACTATCCACTTTGTAGACCAAGTTAGCTCCAATGGTTAGTCCCAAAAACAGAACTTTGTCGTCTACAACTAAAGTTTGACCATCGATTAATGTAGAAGTATTCCCAGGAAGGGTAGCGGAAGATGTGTCTAATAAGTCAATTGGACTGGTCCCAATACCAGAACCAGAGCCAGCACTTTGCCAGACATTGTTGTGGTATACTTGCAGTCCAGTGCTAAGACTGTAATAAAAGTCACCATTTTGGGGGTCAACGGGAGGTGACGATAAATCAGAAAGGGAAACCCCTTTCTTTATTTTCATGAAAGATTTAGCCATAACCTGATTTCTCCATCCATCTAGTTACGGCCATAAGATTAAGGTATTAGCGTTGTCGTTCGTTCATTACCATTTGAATCGACTCTGCTAGGGAGATCTCTTCGATTGCAGATCGAATTACAGCTTCGATACAATGATCTGGAGTTGCCTGTCCTTCGAACTGACGAAAAGCCTGCTTACCTTCTTCTGGTAATTCACTTCCAGAATAAAGCTTAACGATTTCGTAGATATCTTCGATTTTAGGAGGATCGACTTGAAGTATCTTGCTAAAACGGCCAGGTCTGTCAACCAAGGTGTGGCCTATGTCGCGTAAGAAATTGGTGGTGCATATGACCAAAGTAGGCACTCGGAAAAGGTAAGAATCACCATCCAGAAAATTCAGTGAATGCGGATCTATAGATATTTGCATATCTTTATGAGCCTTTCCGCCAATGTCTTCAATAACTAGTATGATTTTTTTGACTTTTTCGTCGTATTCGTTTTGGAAGATGTGATGAAGTTTGCCGAAGTCTGCATTACCAGAGACTCGAATAAAGGAGGTTTCACCATCGTCATATTTCCTAGAAATATTTCGAATCAGTGCGGTCTTTCCAACTCCAGGTATAGAGTGAAGTAAGTAAGATCTTTTAGGTTTTTTGAATTTTTTGATTAATTCGACCTTGTCGAAGAATTGACCGATTTCTTTTTTAAGCCTGGTAGACATCTCGGTATCATAGTACAGCTCTTCAGGCCAGCGAATTGGTGTTAACTCTTCGTCACTAACAGACCACATACCAGGTCGGATTTGGAAATCCTCTTCGAACTCAATCCGCTTTTCTTCACGCTTGCGTTCTCTTTCTTTTAAGACTTCAGCAGTAACATCTTCTTCCACTACTTCAGTCTCACCTGATTCCACCTCTTCAAGCATTTGCTCTTCATCGGTATGTTCAAGATCAAAAAAAGTAAGCTTGCCGTTGTCAAAAATATGCTGACCACCCTTTGCAACAGAGAAAACCTGCCCAGCTTTAGGTTTGACGACTTTATTGATTTTGAGTTTATACATCAGAACCTCTACAGATTAATAAAAAACCAACCTGTAGAGTATAGGATTAATGATTCCATGAGTCAATTGAATATCGCATAGTTGCACTAACCCCAGTAGAGGTTGTGGTGTAGGTGATTTTTAGATTTCCGGTATCAATTTCAGCACCAAAATCTACCCCTAAAGCACCAGAACTAGTAGCGTTGTTTGATATAGCGGCTGTTGTGCCAATACCTACAGCATGAATATCCCCTGATTCAACATCAGTATTTCGCACAACAGAGTACGTCAATTTCGCTGCCTTGTCGGCACCAATTAGAGTGAGAAGTTCTGCATCAGTAGTGTTATCAGTAAGGGTGATTTCATAAAGGGCTTGGGTATCTCCCAAGTAAACCTTTCCATCTATTCGGTGGGCTATGACATAAATATCATCAGCGTCGCCTGTTAATTTAGGTAAGGCTGCGAAGGTTGAAGTGCTCACTGTTAAAGTGTCAGCTGCACCTTCGGTGCGGTTTATTACAACATACGCAACACTATTATCAGCCGCTAAGACAACCGATGAGGCACTAATTGTATTCCTGCTCTGAATCACACCAGGAATATTTAAAAATGCATCAGCATCCCAAGCAAGAGTGTTGGTTGCAGGGGTAAAGACGATAGTGCCACCACCAGAAACCTTAGTATTCCGGTACTCATTGGCAGATAACTGCTGAGAGATTAGCACTTTAGCTGCATCTAGATTAAAAAGTCTTTCAACTTCCACAATCACAGACTCAGCTGCGTTGGTATAAGCAGTGCTGTAGCGGAAAATCACTTTATAAAGTGGAACTAATTCTGCTTTATCGAAATTTGCTGTTTGTATGGAATCCCACTTAACACCCACAGCACCTTGAAGGGTTTGGTGCTCTGCTTGACCCATTAATGAGTAAGTAGACCCGTCTCGAGAAGAAACAACCCATTGAGTAAAGTAATACCCATCAGTTACACTGGTTTCTTGCCATGTACCACTCAACTCATTCCATTTTGGAGCAGTATTGTACGTTAAAGGTAGTGTTGTCGCAGCTGCAACCGTTATGGCATCAACTTCATTGGATATTACCGGTATTTCACTGGCTGCCACATCAACACTAGCTTGAGCATAAGTTCGATCCGGTAATCCCAGATCACCAGCCGCTATAGAAAATTGGTAATCTGTGGCAGAAGTTCCGTCAAAAGCGGTTCCAGCTAAGGTGATTTCCATACCTGTTGCTAAGATGCCGTCAGCTTTACGGATATATTCCCGATTTGCCCAATCGATAGTTACCAAGGTTCGAGCGTCGATAACTGAATGAGCTATTTGATCATTAGCATTCCACTGAACAATCGCCACAAGAGCTGAAGCACTAACATCGCCATATGGATCAAAAGTCGTACTAGCCGATAGTTCACCTAAACGATTGATCGTAATATAATTTGCTTGACTGATGTCAGGAATAATTAAATCAGCATCAGCTGAAAGCTCAACTCTCTGTCCTTGAATAAAGTATTGAGCAGTACCTGGTACGGTTAAAGTAACTGTTCGAGTAAGATCATCCCAGTTAATAGTTGAGTCTACCAGGTTTACAAAACCAGTAATCTCGCCATTAATATCAGCAGAATCAACTCTTTGCCAATCTAAACCGCTAGACATTAGGGGTAATTTGGTGTTGGTGATTTCGTCTTCGTAGGTCATAAATGCGCCAAGTTCGGGTACGCTAAGTGCCACCCGACGCTCTAATTGCAATTTAGCTGCTTCAACAATGATTGATCCAATCTCACCACCAACAGAAAGTCCACCACGTAATCGAACATCGCCACCATCACCCGTACCTGCTGACTTTCCAGCACCGGACAGTGTTAAATCTCCTGGTTGAATAGCATCTGCATCAGAATTATCTGCCAGATAAATGTTCCCATTACTGCCGATATTAATATAACTTTCAACTACCCATACACTACCATTGTGACGCAGGATGTTGTCAGCATCAGCTCCGCTTGGTAGATATGGTGACTCCCATATACCTAGCGAAGCACTATAAACCAAACTGGAATCAGTATAAGTACCGCTTAGGATACGGACCTGATCACCGCTTGCTGGGGTGCCATCAGCATTCACACCGAAAGCCATTTCAGTCCAAGTTATAGCGGTACCTGAAACCGAGGCTTTGAGGATTTTAGGGTTTGCTTGCGGCATTAAAGCCAGCATCCCATCAACTACAGTTTCACCATCTATAAAATCAGTTGTAGTATCAACCGGTAGTGTACCTAGCACTAAATCAACTACATCAATGGTAGCTGTTGGTATGTTAAGCGCATTAGTATCAAGCCAGTGCCAGTCGCTGCCGTTGTAGTACCGCCATCGACCAAACTCAGA